ACCATTTGAACAACGTCAGCGATAGCTGCAGATGCTAATGTAACATCAGCAAATGCAATTCTCATTCTTCCGCCTGTTTCATTTGGTTTAATCTTTTCAGATGGGACGTTTTGCGACCATTTAGTTTTTTGTGTTGAGTATAATGTAGCCATTATATTTTTTCCTTTTTAGTTAATGTTATTCGTCGCAAGCTATTTCGACAACTTTTTCTTCTTCCATACGAGTAGCACCAATGCTCATAGCGTAGTAAACTTGAGTGCTGTATGATTTGTCAGCTCTCTCGTCAATTCTAGCTAGAACATCTTGACCAATCGCTAATTTAATAGCGTCAGCTGTGAATGCGTATGCAAGTCTGTCGTCTGTATTTGTTGCGTCAAGTTTTAATCTATTTGTAACAATAAATTGAAAGCCTAAGAAAGAATCAACTTGACCCTGTGCTAGAGCTTTAACTGTATTGAAATCACTAGATGTTACTTGTGTTGTTCCCAATAGATCGCCTATTTGTTTTGGTCCACATACAAGGTATCTTTGTAGAGATGGATCAACATCAGCTGCATCTAAAAGTCTTTTTGCTTCTAAAAGTTTAGTTATAGTTAAACCATCAGCTTGTGATGAACTATAAGGTTTTTGAGCAGCAGGAAGTACAACAGAAGTAGATCCTGTTTCACCTGTGTATGCTGTTCCACCTAAAGCGGCAATGATTACATCATCCATCGCTCTTCCCATAGCAGCAGCCGCAGCTTTTGCATAAGAAGAAGTTGGATCAATTAGTAATCTAACTTTATCTGCATTGTCTATTAGATCAGCCCACTCATAATCTGCAAGTGTTACTCTTCTTCTAGAGTGTGGCGTATCAATTTGTGGAGTGTCAGCGTGTCTAGAGCTTCTTACAACCGCAGTTGTTTTACCAACTTGATCAAAGAAAGCACTCTTTCCAGTAACCGACTCAACATCCACAACTCCTCTTAATACTGATCCCATTTGTTGAGATAGCATTTGTACGTTTGAACTGTACTGCTGTACAAAAGCAGTTGTTATTTGATTTGACATATTGTCATTTCCTTTTGGTTAGGTTAAGTTAAGTTTAAGTTCAGAAAGTTCCCCATCATTGATAGGCTATCTTGCATTTAACGACTGTTAGTCGGTTGTCTTTCCAACAGGCAAGTAAGGTTCTAATAGAATTGTCTTACAATTTCTAAGAAGATTTAATTAAAAATCTCCCTAGAAATCGCAATATAGTAATTTTAAGTTGATTGCAATATAATTATTGATTTAATAATTCTCGCAATGACAGCACTTGATTTACTGTTTTGTTATGATTTGGATGTGATTTGTTCCAATAGGGACCAGTCTTATCACCTATTAAATCATTAATTTCTTTTTCAACATCTCTACCTTGAAGTACATTATCAGATTCTGCACCGACAATTTTATCTTCAGATAATAGATTAGCAATGTTAGCAAATGCTTTAATGATCTTTGGATTATCACCTAATCTAGATCCATCTCTTAATTGAGTATCAAGAAGTTCTGGTTCTAAATAAGTTTGAGCAACATTGGCAGCTTTTCTTAAGTTGTCATCGTATGCTCTTCCCCATTCTGATCTTAACGCATTACTAGATTCAGCTTGTGCAGATTCCATATTCACTGACATTTCTTTTGCTGAACTTTCTAATGTTGATTTATAAAACTCTAGTATGCCTTGAGCTTGTTTATTATTTAAACCTAGCTTGTGAGCATTAGTTGCAAATGTTTTAATTACATTTTCATCAACAGGTGCAACATCAGTTTTAAATTCTAGTTTATATTTATCAGCAGATTCTGGTCTGCCTAATTTATTATAAACTTCATTCCACTGTTCATCAGTAGCTGATTTACCTGGAAGATGAATCTTATCAGTTCCAATCATAGATACTGCATTGATGTAGCTTTTAGCTAACGCATCTAATTCAGTAAATTTTTCTATGTTTGGATTTGATCTATATTCTTGTGAGATCGCTTCTTTCCAAGTCTTGCCAGAAGTTGGCTGTGTTGGTTGTTGTGTTGAGCTTAGTATTGGTTGTGTTGTTTCCTGTGTACTTTGTGTTGTTGCACTTGTAACAGGCTGAGTTGCCTCAGTTGTCTGTACTTGTTCTAACATTTTATTTTCCTTTTAGTTTATCATTTAGCAGCATATTTTTAATAAATAGAAGAACGCTGCGTTGTCCCTCCATATATGCACTCTCATGGCTATCCCCTATAATATTAGTGGTAGCATTATAGTGGCATCTCTTTTCTAAATCTGTCATGACAATTTTGCCATCATTAGATTCAAAAACTATTTTATAATATTCTTTTAATTTATTTATTTGGTCTTCCATTTATTTTCCTTTCGTTTTTTATTGCTCTGGGTTTACTAAAGCTCTTGCCTCCTCAGGTAATGCTTTTGCTAATGGTGCTACAGCTCCACCTGCTTGTGCAATTTGTTGCATCTGTTGCATTTGTTGTTGTTGCATCATCTCTTGTTGTTTCTTCTGTCTTATAGCATTTACTTGTGCTTGTGAGTTTAAAACTTTAGCTGGTACACCCACAATGTCAGCAAGATAAGTTACTAAAGCATCTATATCAATGTGATCAAACACTGGAGATATTTTAGATAATGATCCAAATATTTCAATCGCTCTCATCACTGATTGTAATTCAGAAGATCTTTGTGCTTTAGCTAAAGGTGATACATATTCAATTTGTATATCTTGACCAGCTAAGAATTGTGGTGCTTGTCTAAATATTTTCTTTCTAAGTAATATTGCAAATGTTCTATCAATCAATGGTCTTAATAATTCTGATTGTAATCTTCCTAGAACTGGACCCAGTAATCTCATCTTCTCTTCGTTACGCTGTACAACTTCTGTTGCAGTCATTTGTGGACCATTCTGCATCATTAATTGATTTACATAAAACGTATCTCTAATAGCGTTTCTTCTTTGCTCTTCCATGTTTAAACCTAATGGATTATTTGCACCAATGTTTAATGGTTCAATTCTATCTCTAGTTCCAGCTCTATAAAAATTTAAACCACCTGGTACTGTTCTTACTGGTAATATAAATCCATCATCAGGAACTAATAGGGGAGGATCAACTTGTTTTTGTGCAGCTTTAATAGTTGTCTTAGACATTTCATTTAACATCTTTACATCTGGCAATGCAGTCATTGCAGGTGATCTTCCATAAATTTCAAACGATGCTTTTAAATAACGTGGGACTACATAAGGGAACTCATTAAATCCTGATTGAGATACTTCGTGTTTATTATCTAATTCAAGATAACAAGATGCGAATGGCATATTTTTTGCATCTTTTTTTTTAGGATCATAATTTTCTCTAGGATATACAACGTGAAGAATTGTAACTTCTTCATAAGGATCTTTCATTGCAGTTCCTCTTAAAGCATTTGATACATTCTTTTCGCCAAACTGTAGTATGGCTGCTCTTGCAGAAATTTTAAATTTTCTAAATACTGTATCTATTCTTCCTTTATTATTTTCTGAAATATAAATCTCGCCAATGTGTCTTGTTGAAAATCTTATAATGTCATCTGCATCTTCTTCAATAAACATAGAAGCTGTACCAAACGTAATTAGATCATGATACAATTCAAATATTTCTTGTTGGAAGTTTGATCTGTTAAATGCGTCATACATTTTTTCTGTTGTATCTTGTAACCATTCATTCGCCTCATCTGCATCTCCTGTATCTACATTTTTAAATCTTAATGAGAACCAAGGTGTAGATGGATTTGTAAGCATACCATGTAAGGATGCTGACAATAATTCAACTGCATGAAGTGGAGATGAATCAAATATTAATTCAGATCTTTTATCTCCTTTAGATCTTTGTTTAGTTACATCTGCTTTTCTTGGCATCATGTAATCAGCAACTTCTTGCCAATGCGATTCCCAAGTTTGTCTTTGTGTTACTAACTTTCCAAATCTTTTTAAGAGATCTTTAGTTAAATCTGTTTCAGCCATTGCTTATCCTAGTAAGGTTGGTGAGCCTAAAGTTGCTCCTTCTTGAACGCCTGTTGCACCTGTTAATATAGTTGGAGATCTACCACGTCTTCTTCTTTTAATTCCTGCAGCATCTGTTGCGGTTGCTTGAGATACTTCTGATGTAGTGGGTGCATAGGTTGTTGCAGCTACTGGAGCTGG